CTTGCCGTATGCCCGGTTCTCTTCTGCGTAGCCAGTAGCCCTGACACGGCCCTCAGAGTCCTTGATGGTGGCCCGCATAACAACCATTGAATCTTCTGCTGTCACTAGGTCAGTCTCAATCGACCATCCCTGATGGGAATCGCTAACCCTAAAGTCATCAATTCTCCTAGCTACCGTGAGGTAGATTTTACCGTGGATATTAACTTCACCCCTGTCTTTGTTTGCCATAGTTTGGCACTCCTTTGTTTACCCATGCTCAGGTTACTACCATACAGCAATGTCTGCAACACTTTAAAAGAATAAAAAACCTTGCAATGTTATTGACAACGATTCCGTGGTGAATCAAAGTGCTCGGTTCCATCAACACAAAGAGGAGATGCTTGTGCCCGACTTCAAACAAGGGTCATTCAGGGGTGGTAGTAACCGGGAAAGCCCGGCAGAGACAATCAACAAACTCTCAAGCCTAGATAAGTTCAAGCGGGTGAAAGCCAATGAATACGTAGCCTGCTGCCCAGCCCACGACGATAACAGCCCGAGCCTGTCGATCACCGAGGCCAGCGACAAGATCCTTGTCTACTGCTTCTCTGGTTGCTCTCAGGAAGAGGTGCTGGATGCTTTAAAGGCGCGAGGGATGTGGACGGAAAAAGATGACCGCTGGATACAGAAAACGTGGTCAACTGATGAACTGGATTACATGATGTATTGGTGCTTGTGTTACCACGGCGCCGTCAGACGGGGGGAAAAATTAAAAGATATGGATCCAAATAAACTAGATCGCCGCGTAACGCTGTTGAAGGACTTTTCTCCAAAGCGATACAAGATTGTGGAGGAGGATGCGTACCGTGGATAAGACGGAAGATGAGTTAGACGAAAAGATCAAGGCGGTATACTCAAAATCAGACGAGGAGTTATATCAGGAGATGTCACAACAACTTCGATCAGGAACGGAGGCAGACACAAACGTCAGGCCAATTATTAGCTCTCTGGCCCGACTTCATCAGGCCGCGACCAACCACCGCATTCAGGAGCTAGAAGAGCGCATCGCCAAGGAGCGCGAGGTTATCCCGAACATGGTCACGACCGGCACTGTTACGCTGGTTTACGCACCATCCGGGGCGGGCAAGACTGTCTGGATTCTAGGCAGTCTGTTTCAGTCCATCACCAAAAACCTCATACGAGGCTCTGATGTCATCTATTTCAACGAGGATGACGGTGCTAGAGGCGTACTCCAGAAGGCCAAGATGGGCCAAAAGTACGGCATGACTATGATTACCTTGGCTAATTCAGGCGATCCGATGCTACGCACCACTAATGATGCACTGCATTTGCTCGATATGATCCGGATTGAAGGTCACGCAGAGGGCAAGATCATCATCTGCGACACCCTGAAGAAGTTTGCGCCAGTCTTAAACAAGGGCGATATGCGGGATATTCTTCATGTTTTCCGCCAGTTTGCGGCCGCTGGCGGCACTGTGATCCTTCTGGGCCACTGCAACAAGCACCGATCCTTAGAGGGAAAGCTGATTTATGAGGGTGTGGGCGATCTTAAGGCGGACGTAGACAATATGTACGGCTTAGACCCACTCAATGACAAGTATTCAGACTGGCAAGAGCTACTGGTAATTAACGAGAAGGATCGCAGTCAAGTCAGTTTTGAGGGTGGCTTCAAGTATCGCCAAACCGGGGCGCTTACTAACTACGAGGAATCTGTGGACTCTGTACAGTTTCTAGGACCAGAGGACATATCAGACCTCAAGGCCCGTCAGAAGGCTCAGATCAACGTAGGAAAAGCGCTAGCGAAATACGAGGATGAGTTCTGCTTCCTGCAAAGCGTGATGTCAGACGGCATGACACGCTCTCAGAAGGAGCTTATGGGCCTTTTGCACGACGAAGAGGTCAACCCCAACGGCTGTTCGCCAAAGACGCTACGAACCTGTATCGACCTTCTGCGCGGCATCCATCTAAAAGTGGAGCGTAGGGGGACTTATGGGGCCAAATACTTCCGCTGGGAGACTGAATAGTCAGGATGCCCAGAATGCCCAGAATGCCCAGAATGCCTCTAATGCCCATGTTTTAGGGGGCGGGTTAGGTCAGTGGGGGGGTATTTCTTGGGCATCAGGGGCAAACTGGGCAACGTGGGCAACGTGGGCAAAGTCATGAAATTAAAGGAGAAATCATGAATCCGATGGATAAACAGGTTGGCGGGAGCCATTACAAGGACTTTAAGGTTCAGCCGCTGGAGTATGCGCTGGACAATGGATTGGGGATCTGTGAGCACGCGGTCATCAAATACATCAGTCGGTGGAATCACCCCACCGGCGGAGGCATGAAGGACTTGCAAAAGGCCGCGCATTACATTGAAATTCTTATGGAACGAGAAGGACACACAAATCCTTATGAGTGAACAAGTTGATGATCGGCTGCTAGAGCTATTCGTATCGCAGAAATACCACTGGAAATCGCTTAGTACTGAGCAGCAAATGGCTATTGCTGTTGAGCTGCTTAGGCATCGGTGCGTAGAAAAAAAGCTGTACGAGTTTATCGAAGAACACGCAGAAGAAAAGGAAGCGTGGAAGCAGTACCGCCAGTTGCTACTGGAAGAAAGGGCTAAACACCCTTAAACTTCCGGCGATTGTAACCATACCGGGGGACGTATGGAACATCCGCTACTAGAGTTTTGCACCACAGAAAAACAACTAACAGTTATACATATGTCAGCAGTCCAAGGGCTATCTCAGTATGAGATTGGCAAAAGGCTGAATATGTCACGGAGCGCAGTCAGAGATCACATCAAGGCGGTTAGGGACAAAGCCGCAAGGCGTGGGTATAGCCCAAACCATGATTGGAAAAACCCCGTACCTGACGGTCATAAGATTAAAGGCGTATCAACCTTTTACGACGAAGCTGGCCTGCCAGTGCGTCAGTGGGTTAAGTCCCAGACTGATGAGCAACGCCAGTTTGAAATACTGGTAGAGCGTCTAGAGAATGCTCAATCTGGTCTGCCCAAGTTTAAAGTCACTGCAGCACCTAAAAGTTGCGACGAAAACCTGCTTACATTGCTGACTATCACTGACTTTCACCTCGGCATGTACGCTTACGAGGCTGAAACTGGCGATGATTGGGATGTAAATATAGCTCGGGATGTATTCCTAAACTCGATCAACGACATGATTAAGGCTGCGCCCAAGGCAGAAACCGGAATGTTGTGCCAGCTTGGAGACTTTCTCCATTGGGATGGCATCCTCAGTGTAACTCCGCAGTCCGGGCATATACTGGATGCTGACACCCGCTATGGAAAGTTGGTTGATCTGTCTATGTCGGTAATGACAGAAGCCGTAAGAATGATGCTCAAAAAATTCAGCAAGGTTGTTGTTGTATCTGCTGAAGGAAATCACGACATTTCTGGCAGCATCTGGTTAAGAAAGCACCTCAAACACCTGTTCGAAAACGAGCCACGCCTGACAATTATTGACAATGATTTCCCTTACTACGCCTACCTACACGGCGAAACAATGCTGGCGTTTCACCACGGCCACAAGGTAAAGCTAGCTAACCTACATAAACTGTTTGCAAGTGAGCCGCGATTCAGGGAAATGTGGGGGCAGGCTAACTACACCTATATCCATACCGGACACTATCACCATGAGCGTGTGATAGAGGACGGTGGCGCTATTGCCGAGATGCATCCAACACTTAGCGGCAGGGATGCCTATGCGGCCCGTGGAGGCTGGGTATCAAAACGTGGAGCCAAGGTCATTACCTACGATAAAAACGCAGGAGAGGTCGCTAGGATAACCGTAAGGCCGCGCACATGATCCCGATTATTGGCGTCAAACTACCAATCGGCAACGCCGTTTTGCTGACATCTACGATAGGCGGGGCTACAACCAACACAAAGAATAACAAGCAAACTGATGTGTATACTGATACCTTCCCAGAAGGTTTAACTATAGACATGACCTTGGAAGACTTTTATGATCTTTGGCTCGCCAGCTTGGTGACTGAAGTTCACGTTACAGAAAAGACATACGAAATGCACTAAGGAGTGACATGGGGCATCGGTGGATAGTAGACACAAAAGAAAAGGCCGACTTCTTCATAGCCTTCATCAAGGATCAATTTAAATCAGGTGAGGTTCTTGCATACGGTATAAAGCCCTACGGCAGAACAGAGCGTCAGAATAACGCCATGCACTTATGGTTTCGCCAGATGGCAGATCAGCTAAATGACGCAGGATACTCAGCCAAGCACCCCTTCAACGACGAGATCGAAGTGCCATTCACTGAGGTTCTTGTCAAAGAGATGCTCTACAAGCCCATCATTAAGGCTATGTACGACAAAAAATCGACCGCTACCCTGACAGGGGGTTAGGTCAGCGAAGCCGCTGAGGTGCTCGTACGGTGGCTCTCAGAGAAGAAAGGCATTCACGCACCGTTTCCTCAAGCATTAAAGGATGATATTTAATGGCTATTAAGACATATCAAGTAATGGTTAAAGAAGAAGCAACATGGGATTTAGAGGTAGAGGCCACGAGTCACAAGGAAGCTAAGAAATTAGCTGTCCATGAAGTGGCAAACAATGACTGGGGTTACTTCCCCATGTTTGACAATATCCGGTACAAAATCTGTGATTCTTGGATCAAGGAAAAATACAATAATGGCAATTAAGCGAGAAGCCTGCGACAACTGGTTTAGCAAGTGCGTCAGGCATAGAGATCAGCACCGCTGCCAGTATTGTTTTAACGAGGGGACGGACTGCGCTCACATCTATGGACGCGCCCGGAAGTCTGTACGCTGGAGCATGGATAACGCAGTGACGTTATGCAGATACCACCACCAGTGGTTTACGTCGAACCCCGTAGCCTTTACTGACTGGCTAACGAAGCTGTATGGCGAAGGCCATATGGATATTCTGAGGGAAAAGGCAAATGCCCTGCTGAAAACTAATAAGCTACTGCGTAAAGAAATTAGCGATCATTACAG